TAAATTAAAACCTGAGGAAAGAGCAATCCAAATATCATCTGCTACTGGTGTTCCTACACCTTATAAAGTAGAATGGGCTTATAAGTGTTTTAATGGTGAAATAGTAGAAAGAATGACTCATGAGAAATTAAAAGCATTTAGAGTCAATAATAGAAAAGAATTTTTCCACATTAGTTTGGAAGAGGCAAAAGATAATATTATATTAATTGGTAATAAATTTAAATAAAAATGAACATAACACAAGAACAATCAGATCAAGATAACACAAAATCAGAATTAATTCAAGATTTAGTAGCAACTTCAACAGTAATGGATGAAATGTGGAGATACCACCCAGAAAATCCAAATAAAAAAGATATTATTAAAGAGTATAATATTTTAAAACAAATCCAAAAGGACATTGAATCTGAATTAGCGGATCTGGAAAAGTAATGTATATTTATAACTAAACGTTATTATGTACATATATAAAGCAAAATGTGATAGGGTAGTAGATGGTGATACCATTGATGCAACCATTGATTTGGGGTTTGATACCTGGAAAAAAATTAGAATCAGATTAGTTGGAATTAATGCAGCTGAATCTCGTACTCGAGATTTAGAAGAAAAAGAAAGAGGGTTGGCTGCTAAACAGTATGTTAAAGATATTTTAAATAAGCATGATAATGAATTTATATTACATTCTCAAGGTGTAGGTAAATATGGTAGATGTTTAGGTGATATATTTTTAGGTGATGTAAAACTGAATGATTTATTAATTACAGAAGGACATGCTGTAGCTTATTATGGTGGTAAAAGATGATAGATAAAAATAAAATATTTAAATTGTTTATAGAAGGTAAAGAAGTGGTAGATGATAAAACTGAAAATGAGATTAAAGATTTCATGAATAGCCCTTATGCTAAAATTGGGATGTTTGTTAAACTTATACAAAACCATGAAACCTTTCATAAAAAACTATCAAAGTTTCTTAAACAAGAACAACCCGATTATAATGTAGAATCAACTAAAGAAGCATCTGAATATACTGTATATTATAGAGCGTGGAGTTATATTAAACATATTAATACAGATAAAGATGAAGATATTAAAGCTATTGTAAGTTTTGATTATGAAATCTTATATAAAGTATTAGATGGTGCCCTTAGTTTTTTTGAAGGTTATGAAGAATATGAAAAATGCGCACATTTGTACAAAATAAAAGAAATATTAAAAGAATATTTAGAATAACTAGGTTACCCAAAAATCTATTCGTACATTTGAAATACAGGTTTTGGGAAAAAAAGGGGATGGGAATAAAGGTTTAAAAAGGGGGATAAAATTTACCTCTTATAAAATTACACATATGAGAAATAGAGAATTAATCAACAGAAAATTAGAAACATTAGACCATGTTTTAATTAATCTTCAAAGGATTGTAAACACCAATGAACCACTTCAAACTTACAAAGAAGGTATTGAAAAGGGTAAAAACATTATTGAAGAAATTAGATCTATGGTTGAAAGAGAACCGAGAGTTAATGAATAGATTTAACCAATTAATAAACGCTTTTGGAAACATGCCTGCTATATATGAGGGAATTAAAAACCGAATATTTGTAAAGGAGGATGTTGAACAAATAGCTGCTATTAGATGGTCGATTTGCCAACAATGTACTTACCTAGATAAAAAAGGAAGCAAATGTACCATACCAGGTACTCAACCTTGTTGTTCTTTATGTGGTTGTTCTATGGCAAGTAAAACACGTTCTTTAATATCATCTTGTCCAGATGGAAAATGGGCAAGATTTATAGACGACAAAGAAACAGCAGACGAATTAATTAAAAATTTAAAATAAAAGTTATGAAATTATCAGCAGAACAAATCCAAGCTAATTGGGTCGAATTTAAAACTAATATTGGAACCTATATTACTGGGGATCGTAAAGAAAAATTATTTGATTTTTATAATAGATATGAAGACCGTATCATTTTAATGCCAGCGGCACATAAGAAAGAATACCATTCAGCATTTCCAGGTGGATATGTAGATCATGTTAATAGAGTAGTAAAAGCAGCTTTATCCATGTCCGCTGTATGGGAAGGATTTGGTTGTGATATGACTACATTTACCCAGGAAGAATTAGTATTTTCGGCTATTAATCATGATTTAGGTAAAATGGGGTCTGATACTGAAGAAGCATATATACCTCAGACAGATAATTGGAGACGTGATAAATTAGGTGAAGATTATATGTTTAATAAGGCATTACCCTTCGCAGCCGTTCCAGATCGTGGATTATTTTTACTCCAACAACATGATATTAAATATACTTTTAATGAAATGTTAGCTATTCAGACACATGATGGTTTATATGACTCAGCAAATGAGAAATATTTAAAAGCATTTATGCCAGAACAAAAACCTCGCACCTCTCTTCCATTTATTTTGCACCAAGCTGATATGATGGCGGCGCGTATTGAATTTGAAATTGAATGGTTACCAAAGTTCTCTAAGAATAGCGTGGCTACACCAAAGAAAAATTATACATTGAGTGGAAACATAAAATCATCAAAGACTAAGGCATTAAATAGTGTATCAAGTCCAGGATTAAAGAATATGTTAGATAGTTTATGATATTAACTTTTACAATTATATTAGGAATTTTGGTCGTTATCTTCGGATATACGACCTTTAACCTTTTACGTAAGAATGAAAAGGCAGAAGATATATTAGTTTCACATCAAGAATTTATTAATAAAATAGATGAACATATTACTTTTTCAAATCAAAAATTAAAAGAAATTGATACTAGAGGTGCCTTTAAAAGTGATGATGAAATAGGATGGTTTTTTAATGAAATTAAAATAATCCAAAATGATTTATCCCAATTTAAAAAAGAAAATAACTAATGGCCGAAGTTAGAAAAAGAAAGAAAAAAAGTAAGAATTACTTTACTCAAGAAACTGAAGATTATATAGTTAAATATAATAAACTAGATCCAATCAAAGATCAAAAACAAAGGAGTAAAATATATGAACAGCATATACATTACCCCTATTTTAAACTTACACAAAATATAATTCATACTTTTAAATTTTACCATACTGAAGTTGAGAATTTAGAACATTTACAACATGAAATAATTACTTTTTTATTATCAAAAATACATTTATTTGACCCCACAAGGGGGGCCAAAGCCTATTCTTATTTTGGTACCATAGTTAAACGTTGGTTAATATTATATAATACTAAAAATTATAAAAAGAAAATTAATAAAGTTGGAGTAGAAGTATTAACTGGAGAAAATTCAACTCATACTTACAACCAAGGAGATGAAAAAATAAAAAGTGATTTAGACAAGTATGTAGATATATTTGTTGATCATGTTTCAGAAAATATATTTGAATTATTCCCAAAAAAGAATGATGCTCAAATTGCAGATGCTATTTTAGAATTATTTCGTAAAAGAGAATTATTAGAGGTATTTAATAAAAAGGCATTATATATCTACATAAGAGAAATGGTAGATGTAAAAACCCCAAAAATTACTAAGATAGCAGATAAACTTCATGTTATTTTTAAAACCCAATATATATTTTATTTAGAAAACGGGTACGCTAAATTTTAGGTTTTTTTATATTTATAACAAAATAACATTATGGGATCATTAGATAGTGTTGTATTTGGGAAGAAAAAATTCTCTAATATCTTAGAAGAGATATACAACAATCAAAAAAAGAAAGAAAAACAAATATCGGGTTTAATATCTGAACTTAAGCCTCTTATTAATGATATTGGTGATGCAACTTTAATTGTACCACTTATCAAAGAATATATGGATATTGGCGTTCGTAACGATGAACAATTAATTAAAATGGCTACTATAGTACAGCGTGCGCTTAATAATAGTTCTAGCGAAGATGCATTGGGTATTACCGAAGATGAAAAACAACAATTAATGGAAGAGTTAGATAAGCTTAATACAAATTTCGAAGAAAAAAAAGATGGCAAATAAATATGGCTTTTCTAGTGTAAATAAACAATTAGGAGTTAAGTCAACTAATTCATCCCCTAATTCAAACCCTACAGTAACACCAACCGTTATTTCTGCTAGAGTAACAGACATTATATTAGATGACCAACACCCTCAATTTGAAGTTTTGGGTGGATTTAGTTGTATAGGAACTATTTTTTATGAAATGGTAGAAGGAGCAAGTTTATCTTTTAGTGGAGGAAATACAGCATTACCTCTACTCCCTTATATAAAAAATTACCCTTTAGTAAATGAATTAGTACTTTTATTTTTAGTTCCTAGTAATAAAGTAGGCCAACAATCAAATGTTAAACAATATTTTTATTTAAATCCTATATCAATTTGGAATAGCCCTCACATGAATGGTTATCCAAATCTTTTAGACACGACAACAACACAAAATACTGAAAATAAAAATTATCAACAAATAGAAGAGGGTCAAACACGAAAATCTACAAAAGAAGAAGTAGATTATGATTTTAATTCTCCTGTAGTTGGTGGAACATTTGTAGAAAGAAGTAATTTACACCCACTATTAGCTTTTGCAGGTGATATTATAGTTGAAGGTAGATGGGGTAATTCAATTCGTATTGGTAGCACTGCAAAAACAGGAAATATTCTATTTAATAATAATTGGTCAGATGTAGGTGAAAATGGTGATCCTATTACTATTCTAAGAAATGGTCAACCTTCAGATGCACCTGATAATGGTTTTACTCCTATTATTGAAGATATAAATAAAGATTTATCTTCTAT